ATTTTAGATTTATTCCTTGGTTCGGGTTCAACAATGGTAGCAGCACACCAACTCAACCGCAAGTGCTATGGTATGGAACTTGACCCGAAGTATTGCCAAGTCATAATAGACCGAATGCAGAAACTTGACCCCTCACTTGAAATCAAAATAAACGGAAAGCCGTATGACAAATAAGGACATCAATAAAAAGGCAATGCTTGACGCATTAGAGAAGTCGTTGGGCGTTGTAACTTCCGCTTGTAAGTCAGTAGACATTGCAAGGGAAACTCACTACCGCTGGATGCGTGAAGACCCAGAATACAAAGCAGCAGTCGATTCAATCGCAGACGTTGCTATTGACTTTGCGGAAAGCCAACTACATAAACAAATCAAAGAGGGTAACTCCACCGCAACCATTTTCTTTCTCAAGACCAAAGGGAAGAAGCGTGGCTACGTTGAGCGTCAAGAGATTGATGCCGTAGGCGGTAAGTTGTTCCAAATAGAGGTACTTGGCAACGATACAGACCAATAAGGTATTTAACCACCTAATCAAAAGCGATAAGCGTATTATCGTTGAGCAGGGCGGTACACGGAGTGGGAAAACGTATAATATCCTGCTCTGGCTTATTTTCTATTACACCGAACGCAATACGGATAAAACGATAACCATTTGCCGTAAGTCGTTCCCTTCGCTTCGTGCTTCGGTTATGCGGGACTTCTTTGATATTCTCCGGAACCACGACCTGTACCGGGAGGAGTTCCACAACAAGTCCAGCCACGAGTACCACCTTAACGGTAACCTTGTTGAGTTTATTTCCCTTGACCAACCGCAAAAGATTCGGGGACGTAAACGGAACCTGCTTTACATTAACGAGGCAAACGAATTGTTTTACGAAGATTGGCAGCAGCTTATCTTTCGTACCGATGGTCGTATAATTCTTGACTACAACCCGTCTGAATCTTTTCATTGGATTTACGACCGGGTAATACCCCGTGAGGACTGCGACTTTTACCAAACCACCTACCGGGATAACCCGTTCCTTGACGAGCAGATTAAGAACGAAATCGAACGCTTAAAAGAAACCGACGAGGACTATTGGCGTATCTACGGCCTTGGTGAGCGTGGTATGAGCCGTGCCACAATCTTTCAATTCGGAACGTCCGAAATACCACAAGAAGCAAAACTATTATCCTATGGCCTTGACTTTGGTTTTACAAATGACCCGTCCGCTATTGTGGCAATCTACCAGCACGGGGACAATCTTTACTTGGACGAATTGCTCTACCGAACAGGTATGACAAACCGAGACCTGCATAACCATTTGCAATCCCTTGGCCTTGACCGCAGGGACGAAATCTTTGCGGATAGTGCCGAACCGAAATCAATCGAGGAACTGCACCGATTTGGTTGGAACGTAAAGCCAACAGCAAAAGGGCAAGATTCAATTAACGCAGGTATTGATATTCTTAAACGCCACAAGTTGTTTGCAACGGCACGCAGCAACAATCTAATTAAAGAATTGCAGAACTACAAATGGACGGAGGATAAGAACGGCAACCTGCTTAACAAGCCGATAGACGTAATGAATCACGCCCTCGACGCTGCACGCTATGCCGTATACAATAAACTTTCTAAACCAAACTACGGTAGGTATTCTATCCGTTGAGTTATTTATCTATGGAACTTAAATTAGTAGTACCAACTTCGTTAGACGAAATCACGCTCGAACAATATCAGCGGTTTGCTCGTATTGAAGGCGAGGGTGAGTTCAAGCAAATGAAGATGCTTGAAATCTTTTGCGGGGTTCCATTCTCCGACTTGCCTAACGTCCGCTTGGTAGATGCGGTAAACGTATTGCAACAGCTTACAAAGACCCTATCCGAGAAGCCCGGATTAACGAAATTCTTTGAACTCAACGAAGTTAAATACGGATTCATTCCAGCACTTAACGAAATTTCATTGGGTGAGTTTGTAGACCTTGATTCCTACTTATCCGATTGGGCTACGATGCACCGTGCAATGGCTGTACTGTACCGCCCCGTGGTTAAGGAGAAGGGCGAGCGTTACGATATTGCCAAATACGAAGCAACAGACGAACGAGACGAACTAATGAAGCAGATGCCCGCTTCGGTAGTGCTTGGTGCGCTGGTTTTTTTTTATCGTTTAGGGAACGTATTAGCGGCGCATACCCTTCGCTCTTTGGAGAAAGAAGTGAAAACCCATACACACGAGAAGCCCAGTTCGGACAGCGATGGGGATGGTATCAGTCAATCTATGCGCTTGCTCAAGGAGATGTCCTTAAATTTGGAGACGTTACTAAACTTCCAATAAACCAAGCCCTGACGTACCTAACCTTTGAGAAAGAGAAAAACGATATTGAAATTTCAATGATTAAAAAATGAGAAGTTTTTACCTTGCCACCGAAAAGATAAACGAATACCTATCCTCGCACCCGTTGGTGAAGGTTGTAACCTTTGGGGATATTTTCGACGTTGACCTTAACAAGCAGACGATATTCCCGTTGGCGCATATTATGGTTAACCAAGCAACATTCGCAGACCACGTAATAAGATTCAACGTATCGGTGTTGTGTATGGATATTGTGGATGAAACCAAGCAGGATATTAGAGACCAGAATGAGCCGTTCTTTGGCGTGGATAACCAGCAGGATATTTTGAATACAACCTTGGCTATCTTAAACGGATTGCAATCGCAGTTGCGCCGGGGTACGTTGTACACGGAGAAATACGAGATTGAAGGGGATATTGTTTGTGAGCCGTTTACCGAGCGATTCGAGAACTTGCTCACCGGTTGGAATCTGACCTTTGACTTGATTGTACCGAATACGGAAATATCCATTTGCTGATGAGCCGCAAAGAACTCGTACAAGCCGCATTAACGAAGTTTGCAAAGCGTGTAATTCAACAAGCAAGGCAGAACTTAACCAAGAAGAAAAAGAACAGCACAAAGGAGCTGTACAATTCTTTGGATTACGACTTGGCAGTTGGCCCTAACTCGTTCTCCCTTACGTTCTCGATGGAGGACTACGGCGAATACCAAGACAAAGGTGTTAGCGGCGTAAAGCGTAAGTTCAACACCCCATACAAATACACCAATAAGATGCCACCACCCAAGGCGTTTGCAAACTGGGTAGTGCGTAAGGGGTTGCAAGGCGTTCGGGATAAGAACGGCAGGTTTATACCACGCAAGAGCTTGCAATGGGCAATAGCAAAGTCGGTGTACAACAATGGCATCAAGCCGAGTTACTTTTTCAGTTCGCCATTCAAAGTAAACTTTAAGAAACTACCACAGGAAATAGTACAGGCCTTCGGACTTGGCCCAGATGACTTCCAAGCATTCACACGTAAATAATGGGACTACCAATAGCCGCCTTTCCGACCTCGTTGCAGTTTACAAGGTCTCCGATATTTATCACGCTAACCAAAGGCACAGCCGTTAACGATGGCCTTGTTAATGCTACGCTTACCCTGCGTATTTTCCAGGGCAGCAGCGCATCAAGCCCAACGACGGACTACACGTTAATCAAAAGCTCGATTAACGACGAACCTATCGTGTTTGAAATCAGCGAGTTAATACGTGAGAAGATTACAACCGTATTAAAGAACGATGCTATTAGCGATTGGGAAACAGCAACAACCGAGGACGTATGGTGCAAGTTTTCTATATCCTCTGACTACGTGGATGCGGGAACGCCCGCAAGCGGCCTAATTGTAAGCAATCAATCGTTCCTATGTACGGACGGATGGTTGCCGTTTACTACGCAGTCCGGGGGCATCGTTGCAGGTGCAGGTTTAATCACCAACCGCACCATTCAAGTAATGGAAGGGTACGAACAATCCTTGCCCGCCTTATACGATGCGAACACCGACCTTAACGGCGTGCTGTACAACGTAAACGGAACCGACTATTTTTACGTTCTATCAGACGAGCTGGGATTTGCTAACACAAGCACCGAATCCACTCAAAAGATTATTTATATTCCCGCAGGCGTAAACAGCATTGATTCTTTTTTGGGTGTTGAACCGATTGAGGATTACACTATTTCATTGATTAGTGATAGCGCAGCAGTCAACTACAAAGCACGGGTAGAAGCTGACGGCGGTACGTGCGAGGGGTTTGCTTGCCTACGTGCAGCACTTGCTGAATTGGGGTACGAGGAAAACGCCACCGATTACAATTACGAATTGGTTTGCGAACCTAAATACACGCCGGTAAGAGTTACCTTCATTAACCGGTACGGGGTAAGCGATTACCTTACTTGCTTCAAGGTATCTACCCGCAGCGGAAACTTCACACGGGAAAGTTATATGCCGCAGTTACCACGTCCTTACGACGTAACGCAGCAGTTGCAATACCGTAACTTTGACGTTAACAGCCGAGAAACGATTACCGTAAACACCGGATGGGTAGACGAGAATTATGATGACGTTATCCGTGAGCTGCTTATGAGCGAGAAGGTATCGCTTCTTTACGATGGGCAGGAGTTTACCGCCAACCCAACCGACGGAGGTGTTGAATACTTTAAGGAGGTAAACGCCAAAATGATTAACTACACCTTGACGTTTGAGATTGCTTGGAACATTAGGAACAACATTCGATGAAAAATAAGGTAACGCTATTTGTAGGGGACGAGGAACTTGATATGTTCGGGGATGAGGATATTGTAATTAACCTATCCGTACAAAACATTCAAGATATAAGCAAGGTCTTTACCGACTTTACCCAGGGATTCAGCGTTCCAGCAACGCCAAGGAATAACGCTATCTTTTCCCATTACTACAGAACGGATATTGTGGGTGGTGCGGACTACCGATTGCGTGCCGAGGGATATATCGAAATTAACGGCCTGTTATTCCGTTACGGGTCTATTGAGCTGGAAGGGGTACAGATGCGCCAAAATGCGCCCTATGCTTACGACGTTACGTTCTATGGGCTGTTGGTGAACCTTATGGACTTGTTCGGTGAGGATTATTTATACGACCTTGAATCGTTGAGTGCGTTTAACCATACATACGACGAAGCAACAATCTATTCGGGATTAACATCTACCGCACTTGACCCGGTTTACTATCCGTTTATATCAGCGCAAGACGTTTGGATTTACGATTCAGATAACAACAACCACCAAGAGGAAAATATCGCATTTCACAATATAAACGAAACCCACGGGGTACAATACTACGACTTAAAACCAGCGATTCCGATTCAGGAGATTATTACCGCTATTGAAACCAAGTACGGAGTAACATTCAACGTATCAGGAATTAACGAATATGACAAGCTTTATATGTGGTGCCACCGCACCGCTGGGTATATGTACGAACGAGTGGACTACACGATGCCGTGGGTTCAGATAACTTTTGCAAGCACCGGAACCCCGTCTGTATTTGATACGGCTACCGGGATATGGACTGTAGAGGATACTTATACCTACGATTTCACCATTACGATTGATAACGCAACAGTCGACTACGAGATAGGTATATTCGTAAACAACCAACTATTCCAAGGGTACTCAATAACGGCGCATCCCGCCTCAACAGAAACCCGAACGTTTAGCGCAGTATTAAACCAAGGAGAAGAAGTTAACGTATATGCACGTGCAAAGCAATTTAGCACACTTCAATTACAAGTATCGGGAATTACCGCATTTGATGCTTTGACGGTGTATATGGACGCTTCAAACGCCTCCGCACAAACCCTGGCCGCTGAAGTCGATATTCCATCCTTGATGCCAGAGCAGCGGATTGTGGACTTTCTTTCGTCTATCTGCAAAATGTTTAATTTGGTAATTATTCCAACGAGCAGCACGGAGTTTGATTTATTGCCTTTGAATGATTGGTATACCGCTGGTTCGGACGTTGACCTATCCCAATACTTTGATATTACCGAAAGCCAAGTAGAGCGTCCGCAACTTTACAAGCAAATTGAATTTGAGTACAACGAAACCGGTGCAATCACCGGAGAGCGGTACCGCCTAACGAACAACATTGGTTACGGAGACCTACGCTCGGAGTTTGTATTCGATACGGACGAGGAATTGATGGTACAACCGCAATTCGACCAGATGTTATTTTCCAGGTTTACGGATATAGACGATGGTGTATTAACTCCGGTGTTAGCAGGATTCGCAATAACAAGAGAACTGGAATCCTATCTTGGGCAACCCTTTATATTTTACATTAACGGATTTGTAGACGTAAGCTCAAAGCCGGTATCGTTTATCGACAAGTCCAATGTAATTACGGGGCATACGTCGGTTGAAGTTACGGATATTGTTTATGCTAACTCGTCAAGCGAGCAGTATAGCTCGGCAGGAACTTACTCCACAAACTACGGGGCAGACCTTGACCCGTTTATGCTTGAATCAGTAACAAAGTCGCTGTATTATGTTTATTGGAGTGATTACATTACGGATTTGTACGACCCTTCCCGTCGATTGGTACGCATTCCTGCTATATTGCCTTTGGGCAAGATTCTAAACTTCGACCTAAAAAACAAGTTAATTTGGAACGGCGAGAAGTGGATTGTAAACAACGTGCAGATTAACCTTACCACGGGCAAGGCAGAGTTCGAACTATTAAATGATGTATGAGGGAATCTTATTTGAGTTATTTGATTGAGGTGCTTAATAGCCAACCCTATGTTGGTATTAGCCACGAAATCGAAATTGCAAAAGGAACGTATAAGTTTACTGACGATAAAATTCAAGAAGGGTTAAAGGAATGGCGGTTGTCGAAACTATAAAAATCCAAGGGGACGGAACCGAATTAGATTCGACCCTTGATAAACTAACCAAGAGCGTTGAGGAATTAAATAATTCCATCAAGAGCGTAGGTGTAGAAAGCAAAAAGGCGTTTGACAAAACCGAGCAGAGCGTTGAGGGTGTACGCAAGGAAACCGAGAAAACCAACAACTCTTTTAAGGAACTTGCCAATAGTGCCAAGGGGCTTGCGATTGTATCTATTGCGTTAGATACAGCCAAGGAATCGTTTATGGCTAACCAAGGCGTTGTGGACGTGTTTAACACGGCTCTTGGTGCAATTCAATTAAGCGTATCCCGAATCTTTGATTCAATAACCAAGGGTACGGCTTTGAATCTTGGTAGTGTTATTTCCGATTCCCGTGAAATTGTGGAATTGGAGAAGCAGGGTGCGTTAGCATCCGCACGACGTACCGAAGTCCAGTTGGAATATCAGTTACTTGCAGAACAAGCCCGCCAAGAGCGAGATAACGAGTTTAATAGCATCAATTCAAGAATCGAAGCAAACGATATTCTAAACGATATTTTAACCGAGCAACTGCAAAAGGAAAAGGCACTTGTTGAACAAGTCGTAGCAGCAGCCCAAGCACAATACGCTAAAATACCAAGTATCGAGAACGAGGTTGCTTTAATTCAAGCCCGCACCGAGTTGGTAGATATTGAGGAACGTGTTGCTGGGCAACGCTCGGAGTTCTTAATGAATCAGATGTCCCTTAATCGGGAAATGATAACCTATAACGAGCTCATTCAAAAGAACGGAGAGATTATTGAGGGTGAATATGTAACCATATCACAAATTGAGGATAATCGACGCAAGGCGTTAGATAATGAATACAACAAGCAGGTTAAGATTCTTGATGTAGAGATTGAGATTGCCCGTCAACGATTGGCAAACGCAGCAGAGGGAACGGTAGCGCAACAAGAGGCATACGATGCTTATTTGCAGTTAATGAATGAGCGTTCACAGACGGATGCTCAATACGCACGGGATAGCAAGGAACTTGACCGGGAAGTTACAGAAGCAAGATTCCAATTAGCAAAAGACGGACTTGCCGCAATAGGTGCGTTATCAGCAGCATTTGCAGGAGACGATGAGGCGTCAAAGAAACGCCAATTCGAGTTCCAAAAGAAACTTTCTCTTGCATCAGCTGTGGTATCCGGAGTGGAGGCGGTACAAAACGCATACAAGACCGCACAAGCCTCACCGTTTACTGCCGTCTTCCCCGGTTACCCGTTGGTACAAGCAGGACTTGCCGCAGCATTTGCCGGGGCGCAAGTAGCAACAATCGCAAGAACACAATTTGAATCCCCAGATACTAACATTGATTCCGGTGGATTTGGTTCACCTGCTGAATCGCAGATGACCCCGCAATTTAATATCGTTGGGCGTTCTGGAATTAACCAATTAGCGGAATCCGTAAACGCAAGAAACCAGCAACCTATCCAAGCATACGTTGTAGCGGGTGAGGTTACCAACGCACAACAATTAGCACGACGCAGAGCAAGAACAGCAACATTCGGATAAATGAAAAAAGTAATTGAACTTGTCCTTGAAGAAACCGAAGGACTAAACGGCATCAATGCAATATCCATCGTTGAACACCCAGCGATTGAGGAGAACTTTATTACCCTTGCAAAAGAGTACGAAGTAGAGTTCAAAGCGCAAGACGAGGAGAAGCGTATCCTTATGGGTGCAGCCCTTATCCCAAACAAAACAATTTACCGCAATCAAGGCGGTGAGGAGTTTTACGTTTACTTTTCAAAGGAGACCGTACGCAAGGCATCGGAGTTATTCCTTATGCGTGGATACCAAGGCAACACCACCCTCGAACACGCCGCCGAGTTAAGCGGTTTATCGGTTGTGGAATCTTGGATTGTTGAAGACCCACAAAAAGACAAGACAGCTATCTACGGAATGGAATTACCCGAAGGTACGTGGATGGTATCAATGAAAGTCAACAACGAAGATATTTGGAATAACTACGTTAAGACCGGACGGGTTAAGGGCTTTTCTATTGAGGGGTACTTTGTGGATAAGATGCAAATGGAATCCCACCTTGAACGCATCGAGGAGGAGGAAGCAGAGTTTATGCTTTCTAACATTATCGCCAAGATTAAGAAGGATGGCCGTTTGAAAAGCAAGAAGCGAATCGAGATGGAATCGTACACGGACTACCCAGAAGCGGTACGCAACAACGCCAAGCGAGGAATCGAGTTAAACGAGAAAGGCGGTAATAAATGCGCTACGGCAGTCGGCAAGATTCGAGCGCAACAACTTGCCGACGGCAAGCCTATCAGCGTGGAGACCATTACCCGTATGTACTCGTACCTATCCCGTGCGGAAACGTATTACGACGAGAACGATACGCAAGCGTGCGGTACTATTTCCTATTTGCTATGGGGCGGACTTGCCGCCAAGCGTTGGGCAGAATCTAAACTCAAAGAATTAGGTAAACTATGAAAAAGACCCCAAGTCGTTCCTCCCCAAAAGGGGGCAAGCGTGGATGCCTTTGTAAGGATAACACCTATTCCTCGAAGTGCTGCGATGGTTCGTTGCAAGCACAAGGCGTAGGTGTTACCGTGAAGGTTCCGGTATAAAAATGTAACAATCAATAACTAATCAATTATTTCGAGTATGAAAGCAACAGAAATTTTCCAAAAATTCTTTGCCGAGCTGTCCGCAGTTGAGACCACCGAGGTTGAGTTGGCGCAAGCCAAGCTCGATAACGGCACTGTCTTGGAAGCTGAATCATTTGAGGCAGGCCAACCCATTTTCATCGTATCAGAGGAAGACCGTATCGCAGTCCCAGTCGGTGAGTACGTAATGGAGGATGCCCGCATCTTGGTTGTAGCCGAAGAAGGTGTTATCGGTGAAATCAAAGAAGCAACAGCCGAGGCAGAAGAAGAAGCCCCAGAAGTTGAGGTAGAGGTTGAAGCAGCCGCCGAGCCAACAATGGAGGAGAAAATCAAGGAGGTAGTAATGCCTATCCTTGAAGAATTGCGGGCTGAATTGTCCGCTATGAAAGAGGAGATGGGAGCATACAAAAAGAAGCAGGAGATGTCCTCGGATATGCCTGCCGCTACCCCAATCCGCCACAACCCAGAAGCAGCCCCTGCGCCTGCACGAGTTAACCTCGCACAGAATGCACCAGAAACTGCTATCGACCGAGTTCTTGCACGTCTTAACAAATAAACCAACAAATAAAAAATGGCTACGACCACTTCAATCACTACTACGTATGCTGGCGAATTTGCCGGTAAATACGTTGCCGCCGCTCTTTTGAGCGCCCCGACCTTGGACAAAGGTCTTATCGAGGTAATGCCTAACGTGTATTACAAATCCGTTATCCAAAAGGTAGGTACTGACGACATCTTGAAGAACGCTACTTGCGACTTCGACCCTACATCTACCGTTACTTTGACCGAGCGTGTTTTGACCACCGAGGAGTTCCAGGTTAACTTGCAAATGTGCAAAAAGGACTTCGAACAAACTTGGCAAGCCGTTGAGATGGGTTACTCCGCATTCAAGAATGTACCTGCCTCTTTTACTGACTTTATCGTTGCTTACGCTGCCGAGAAGGTTGCTGCTCGTATCGAACAAAACATCTGGGCCGGTGTTAACGCTTCTGCTGGCCAGTTCGACGGATTCACCGTATTGTTCGCTGCTGATTCTGACGTTGTAGACGTAACCGGCACTACCGTTACTGCTTCTAACGTAATCGCTGAATTGGGTAAGGTTGTTGACGCTATCCCTTCTGCCTTGTACGGCAAGCAGGACTTGACCTTGTTCGTTCCACAGAACGTAGCCAAGGCGTATGTACGTGCTTTGGGTGGCTTCGCCGCTTCCGGAGTAGGTGCTAACGGTGTTGATAACAAAGGAACTATGTGGTACGGACAAGGCGACTTGTACTTCGACGGTATCAAGGTTGCTTTGGCAGAAGGTTTGCCTTCTAACAAAATGGTGGCTGCACAGAAGTCAAACTTGTTCTTCGGAACTGGCTTGTTGAGCGACAAGAACGAGGTTCGTTTGATTGATATGGCCGACATCGACGGCTCGCAAAACTTCCGCTTGATTATGCGGATGAGCGCAGGTATCCAGTACGGAATCGGTAGCGATATCGTTTACTACGGAGCTTAATCGTTCTTAAAAATCCTGATAGGGGTGGTGGTGTAATGACGCCCCACCCCTTTCTTTTTTAACAAATTAAACAAAAATAAAATGGCTTGTGCACTTTCCCTTGGCCGCATTGAACCCTGCAAGGACGTTGTAGGTGGAATTACGGCTGTTTACTTTCTGAACTATCAGAGCTTGACGGTAACTTACGACGTTACCAATACAGACGCTATTGA